TATTAATTTGCAAATAACAGAACAAAGGACAGACTTTGATAATGATATGAGTAGCAATACTCAATTAATGGAAAATATAATATTAAACTTACAGGAGGGAAATTAGATGCCTAATATTACTATAAATTTTCAGGAAGCCGCAGTTGCTACAATTCAATCTGGTTCAAGGGGTATCGTGGCATTAATACTTAAAGATACAGTATTAACAAACACAGCGATAACAATGAATAGTATTAACGATATGCCAAGTACATTATCAGCATATAATCAAGACCAAATTACTAAAACATTTTTAGGAAATGTGAACCCACCTCAACAGGTTATAGCTTATATAGAACCGAGTACAGAAACGGACTATAGTGCTGGTATGACTTATTTTCAAACGGTAAAGTGGGATTACTTAGCAGTTCCTGGTATAGATTCAACAGATGCAACTACAGTTGGAAACTGGATTATAAGCTTAAGAAATACTATGAACATAAAAGTAAAAGCAATTTTACCTAACACAGCATTAAACAATGAGGGAATAATTAATTTGTGTACTACTTCATTTATTGTAGGTACTACAACTTATGCTACACAGGATTATTGTGCAAGAATAGCGGGTTTAATAGCAGGAACGCCACTTACTATGAGTTGTACTTATGCAGTTTTACCAGAAGTTACAGACATACAACCGCATTTAACAACAACACAATTTGCAGCAGCAGTCACAGCCGGGGAATTAGTATTAGTCAATGATGGAGTTAAGTGTAAAATTTATGAAGGTGTAAACTCATTAACTACTATAAGTGCAGCAAAGGGTGCTGATTATCAGAAAATTAAACTAGTAGATATTATGGATAAGATATATACGGACGTAAACATGACCATTGCTGATAATTATGTAGGGAAATATCCAGATGATTATAACTATAAATGCATGTTAATTATAGCATTACAAGCATATTTTACTGGTTTAGAATCAGCTCAATTGTTAGATACAGGTTCAACAGTTGGAATAGATGTTGCGGCACAAACTAATTATTTACAAGGTATTGGAACGAATACAAGCACAATGACACAACAGCAAATTAAAGAAGCAAACACAGGGAACTCAGTATTTTTAGCGGCATCTGTAGATTTATTAGATGCTATGGAAAACTTTGTATTTAACATTGCAATATAGGAGGGAAATTAAATGGCTTTTGATTTTACTAAAGTTATAAACGGAAATTACGGACAAGTTTGGCTTGATGGAGACTTACTTGGTGAAGCTATCAGCTTACAAGCTAAAGTAACCAATACAAAAGCAGACGTTAAAGTATTGGGTGATATGTGGAAACATTCTAAAGTTATAGGATATGAAGGAAAAGGAACAATGAAATTAAATAAAATATCATCAAGGATATGGCTAAAGCTACAAAATTCCTTCAATACAGGGATCCAAACATCATGTACAATTTACGCAACATTAGATGATCCTTCAAGCTATGGTGCGGAACGTGTAGCCATTAATGAAGTTGTGTTTGATGAACTTACAATAATGGATTTTGAAGCCGGAAAGAATATAGAAGAAGATGTACCTTTCACATTCGCAGGATTTAGCTTTATAGACACAATAGCACCACCAACATTTTAATAGGAGGAATAATATATGAATACAGTAGAACAGCTTTTAAAACTAGATAAAAAGAAATTAGAGGTATTAACAAAAGATGTTGAAATAAAAAGATTGGGTGTTACATTTACATGCCAAGCCATTGGTTTAGAAGAATATAATGAAATACAAGAAAGTACTATAAATATGGACAAAAAGGGTAATATTAAAGGATTTAATTTGGGGAGTGGTCAGCTTAGACTTATATTGGCTGGTGTTCCAACTCTTAAAGACAAGGAATTATTAAAATATTTTGGAGTACAAACACCATTTGAATTAATCAAAAAACTTTTTAATGTTGGTGAAGCTAATTTATTAGCAGAAACAATAAGTAAAATATCCGGAATTGATGTTATAGAAAATGCAGATGCAGAAATAAAAAACTAATAAAAACAGATGGAGAAGTACAATTGTTGTACTATGCTTGGAAATTACATTCCATTCCTCCATCTGTTTTTTCTAATTATGGAATTTGTGAGAAGATAGTTTTGAAAAATTTCATTGAACAAGAAATTGAAGAAATAAATAGATCTAATGCTGGAGGTAATGAATAAAATGGGATTAACCTTATCAGCTATTTTAAACCTAGATGGTAACTTTATTAAGAACATGCAGAAAGCGGCACAACAAACCAGCCAGATGCAAGCTAAAACTAAAAGTTTTGGTAGTACAGCTAAACAAGCTTTTGGAGCAGTAGGAATCCTTGCGGCTGGATATTTAGGAAGTGCTTTAAATAGTGCGGCAAAGGCACAAGATAGCACAGTTCGATTACAAAGATTAGTTGAAAATCAAGGTATTTCGTGGACTAAAGCTAGTGGACAAGTAAGTAATTTTACATCTGGAATCATGAAAATGTCAGCATATAGTGCCGGGGATGCAAAGGCGGCATTAATAAATTTGACTACTAAGGGTGTGAAATTTGGAGATGCTTTAAAGATGCAAAACACATTGATGGATTTGGCGGCCGGTGGGAATATGGATTTAACAAGTGCCAGCAATCTATTAGGACAGGCGTATGATGGTAGATATATGCAACTTGAAAGGCTTGGAATAGTAACAAAAGAACAGGTCAAAAACGGATTAACTTTTGCACAAGTACAAGCAGCTATTAATAAGAGATTTGGTGGGGCCGCCGGGGATGAACTCAATACCTATGATGGTAGGATGAAGCAGTTAAATAATACAATGACAAGTTTTAAAACGAGTATAGGAACTTATTTACTGCCTTATGCCCAAAAACTTGCAACGTTTTTAGATGGGATGGCACGAAAACTAAATGCATTAGATCCCGGAACTAAAAAGTTTATAGCTGGAGTTCTAACAGTTACAGCAGTATTAGGCACACTGATTGGTGGTGTAAGTTTTGTTACTAGATTATTTAGTATTTTAGCACCTAGTATTGAAGGAGCTGGAGCAATGCTTGCTGGTTTATCACTTCCTATTATGGCAGTTATAGCGGTTATAGCTTTATTAGCAGTAGCATTTTCTAAAAATTATGATGGTATTAGAAGTAAAACAATGCAACTAATAAATTTCTTAAAACCAATTATTGAAAATGGTATTACAAATGCATTTAAAACAGCTTCAAATATAGTAAAAGGGTTTGCAAAGAATTTAAATGTTCTAATTCCTATAGCAGCAGGACTTGCGGCAGGAATTACCGTATATGAAATTGCTCAACTTGGAGTAAATGCAGCAATAAAAGCTGGTATGATAATTCAATCATTATCAAGAGCATGGGCAGAAGCTACAACAATAATCCAGTTATTGCAGGAGGGTGAAAGTGTAGCACGTGTAGCTCAATTAGCGTTAAATGCCGCTATGCTTGAAAATCCAATAGGTGTTGTTTGTATAGCAATTGGAGCATTGATAGCTATAGGTGTAGCACTATATGAGAATTGGGGTACAATAAAGCAAAGAGCGATTGAATTATGGAATGGTATTAAATCAGCATTTGCACCGCTTGCAAACTTTGTAAAACAAGCTTTTACATGGGGTGCAGACCTTATAGATGGATTGGTAAACGGAATTAAAAGTAAGATTGGAGCAATTGGAAATGCTGTAAAAAGTGTTGGAAGTACAATTGCAAGTTTTCTTCACTTTTCATGTCCTGATGTCGGACCATTGGCAACTTATGAAAGCTGGATGCCTGACTTCATGCAAGGAATGGCTAAGGGAATAAAAGTAAACACCCATTTAGTCACTGAACCTATTAAAAAAGTAGCTTTAGGTATAAAAACCAATATGCAAGGTGGTATTAATGGAGATAGTTCATCAACACCACAAGCTAAAACTAAAGGTAAAGGACATATAATTGTAAATATTCCCAAACTAGCAGATACACTTACAGTAAGAAATGATAGTGATATAGATAAAATAGCATATGCATTAACAAAGAAACTACAGAAAGTTGCAAATGGGATGGCTTAGAGGGGGAATAACATGGAATTTCATTTATTGGACACAACAAATAACATTGACTTTCAACTTCCGGTTATGCCTGATAAGTACACATTAAAAACTGGAAATAACAATACAGTAATTGTTGTTGAAGACTTAGGAGAAATAAACCTATTGGGAAAGCCAAAACTAGCAGATATTAGTATAGAAAGCTTTTTTCCTAATCAAAACTATAGCTTTTGCCAGTATACAGGATTCCCAGCACCTTATAATTGTGTTAAAACAATTGAAAACTGGAGAATTAATAATATTACTCCAAGGTTAATTATTACTGGAACAGATGTAAATATGCTTGTGTCTATTGAAGATTTTGAACATGGAGAACAGGATGGGTCCGGTGATGTTTATTTCACTTTGACTTTAAAGGAATATAAGGTGATTCCATCATGATTAAGATTTATGGACTTTACAATGGATCAACAACAGAAATAACACCTTTTGCAAAAACTATTAACTTAAGTGCATCAAAAGACCAACCTTCAAGGAAACTTGAAGCAACAATTGCATATCCGATTTACGACCCGAATCAGCCTAAAATACAGGTTTGTTCGGGTTATATTATTTGGATTGTGGATGATGTTCATGGAGAAATATTCAGAGGAATGGTTATAGATAGGGAAATTGATTCAGATACAGAAGAATTGACTTTTACAGCTTATGATTTTATGTATCATCTATTAAAAAGTAAGGCTAGTTATAATTTTCAAAATGTAACACCAGAGCAGGCGGTATATATTGTCTGTGGTGACGTGGGCATTGCAACAGGCACAATTGCCACCACTGGTATTCCAATAAATCACATAGTAAAAGGTAAGAGTTTATACAACATAATTATGGAATGTTATACAGAAGCAAGTGAGCAAAACAATAAGCAGTATATACCTATAATGCAAATAGATAAATTAAGTGTAATAGAAAAAGGTCAAATTGTTGCAGGTTATACTCTCAAAGTAGATGTTAATGTCACTAGTATAAAGTATAAAGATTCAATTGAAAACATGGTGAATAAAGTAAACATCTATGATTCCAATGGAAACTATGTATCTAATGTAGAAAATACTGATTGGATTAATCAATTTGGAGTTTTTCAAGATGACTATGAAATATCAAAAGACAAAGACACAAACACAGCCGCAAACAATATGCTTTATGGTTTAGATACAGATATAACAGTAGATGGACTAGGAAATGTAAATTGCATTACAGGTTATGGTGTAGCGTGTCAAGTTTTCTATTTATCTACAATGCAAAATGCAACTTTATTTATTGATACAGATAGTCATACATGGGACATGAAAAATGGTGGTTATACAATGGAACTAACACTAAGCATTAGTAATTTAATGGATGCAGATTATAGCATGGATGACGAAACTTAGGGGGTATATATGAATAGTTATTCAGAACTTTTAAAATTAATGCAAATACATGGTTCAAAAAATAATCCTGACACTGTGGAACTTGCAACAGTTATTAGTGTACCTCCTAATCTTGTAATACAAACTGGAGATGTGCAGATAACTAATTCAAATATTTTAATTGCGGATTATTTATTAAACACCTACATGAGACAAGTAAAGATTCCTCCTACTTCTAACGTTTCAAGTACAGTAACAAATAATAATAGTGTAACAAGTATTGGATTAAGTGGACAGATTGATTTTACCGATACTTTAAATGTAGGAGACCAGTTAGCAGTTCAAGCAGTACAAGGTGGTCAAATGTATTTAATTTTATGCCGGGTGGTGAGCTTGGATGGCTAGTATTTTACCATTAGATATAACACCAACCGCAACTACTACAGCCACTACAACAAATGTAATAGCTGAATTTCTATGGGATTTCACTAAAAATGATTTTGATTTGAAAGATGGAAAGTTTCAGATTGTCACAGGGTTACAAGCCTTAGAGATATGGGCATATAAAGCTTTATTGACACAACAAGATACGTATGCAGCTTATAGTACAACATATGGACAATCATTTGGTACTGTAGTTGGTCAAAACTTTAGCCGGGGAGTAGTTGAATCAGAAATAAAAAGATTAACATTAGATTGTTTAACTCAAAATCCTAATATTACTGGAATAGATAATTTTAGTGTAGATTTTACAGGAGATACCTTAACAATAAACTTTACTCTAGTAACTACTTTAGGAACAACAGAAATTAGTTACAGTTAGGAGGTTGAAAAATGGCTTTTGCCGATAATAATTCAAGTACAGATATTTTAAATCGAATATTAGCAAATTTACCTTCAAATGTGGATTCGAGCGAAGGGTCTTTTTTATATGATGCAGTTTCGCCAGTAGCCAACGAGTTATCGTCACTATATGTTGATTTAGATACATTTTTAGGAGATGTATTTGCACAAACGGCAACAGGAACTTATTTAGATAATAGAGCTGGAGAGTTTGGAGTTACTAGAAATCAAGGTACACAAGCAACTGGACAAGTCACATTTACAGGCACAAACGGAACAGTAATTCCAACTGGAACAATTGTACAAACAACAAGTGGACTTCAATATTTAACGCAACAAGTGGCAACCATAGCCAATGGCACTGCAACAGTAAATATTACAGCTAGTGCAATTGGCAGTAGTTATAATGTGCCTGCTAATATAATTACTACTTTGCCAGTACAAATTAATGGAATTACAAGCGTAACAAATCCTAGTGCATTAGAAACTGGAACAGATACAGAAACAGATGCGGCATTCTTAAAAAGATTTTTAGCATTTGTGCAAACTCCAGCTACAAGCGGAAATGTATCACATTACATTCAGTGGGCACAACAGGTAACTGGAATAGGAGCAGTTCAAGTTTATCCTTTATGGAATGGTGCTGGTACCGTAAAAGTATGTGCTATAGATGTAAATAGTAACCCATTAGGAAGTACATTACTTGCAAATTTACAGACTTATATTGAATCACAAAGACCTATAGGTGCAACTGTGACGTATGAAACTGCAACAGCATTACCAATCAATATAGTTGTACAACTCACTTTAGCTAATGGATATACAGATGCACAAATTCAAAGTGCTATAACTACAGCTATTACAAGTTACTTGCAAGGAATCGCATTTAATCAAACTACAGTAAGTTATGCTAAAATAGGTAGCTTAATTTTAGGTGTAGCTGGTGTAGCAGATTATAGTAATTTAACTTTAAATAGCGGAACAGTAAATATTACAATTCCACAGGAACAGGTTGCTACAATGGGAACTCTAACAATTACTAATTAGGAGGTTGATATAAATGGATCTAACAACTTATGTACCTGATTTTATTAATCAATCTTCGGTTTTTTCTCCACTTTATGAGGAAGAACAAAACGAATTAAATACAGTTAATTCCGATATTACAGACCTTGTAAATCAATGCTTTGTGGAAACTGCAACGTGGGGATTATCAGATTGGGAAAGCTTTTTAGGTATTTCAGCTAATTCAAATAGTAATTCAATTAGAATAACAAACATCCTAGCTAAAATTAGAGGTCGTGGTACTTCTACGGTTGCATTAGTACAAAATGTTGCTAATAGTTATTCAAATGGTACGGTTCAAGTGATAGAGCATCCAGCAACTTATACTATTGAAATAAAGTTTATATCGGATTATGGTATTCCACCTAATTTGAGTGATTTACAAAATGCAATAAGTGCAATAATTCCAGCACATCTAGCTATTATATACACTTATCTATACACAATTTGGCAGAGTGCTCAAAAAGTTACTTGGAATACAATTAAAACAGATGGAACATGGGGAAATCTTAAAAGTGGACAAGATGTCACAAATTAAAGGGAGGTATTTAGATGTCAACGACTACAACCAATTTAGGCTTAGTTAAACCAGCACTTACAGATGTAGCGGATATTACAGTTATAAACTCAAACATGGACGCAATAGATACAGCTATAGCAAGTAAGGCGAATACAAGCCAGTTGCCTACAAAAGTAAGTCAATTGACGAATGATGAAGGTTTTATTACTGCTACTTCTATTCCAAGCAGCTTACCAGCTAATGGAGGGAATGCCGCAACAGTAAATTCACATACTGCAAATTCTACACCAAACACGATAGAACAGGTAGATCTAATTAAAATGACTAATGAAGTGCTTGGAGATGTAAATTTAAAAGCACCATTGGCAAATCCTACATTTACAGGTATTGCAACGCTACCAACTAACTCAGTTTCAGATAGCTTATTAATATCATTAAATGCAGCAGTAACAGCGGCAGGAACTACACAAGCAACTGCAACTGCATTAACTAAAGATGAAAATATAGTTACATCTGGAACAGGTGGGGTACAAGTACAAGGTGCTACAACAGGTAAAATTGTAGTAGTAATTAATAGGACTGCAAGTGCTATAAATGTTTATCCTGCTTCAGGACATTACTTTGATGGGTTAGCGGTAAATATTCCAATATCTTTACCGGCAAATGCATTTATAGAATTGTATGGATTTTCAAGCACTCAATGGAACTCTACAATAAATGCAGTAACTAATGCTATGAATACTATTATTGCAGATGTAGGAGGCTACTTTGCAACTAAAAATGTTGAAGCAGCATTACAGCAAACTGCAAGTGGACTTACGTCGCATGAGGCTGATAATACGAGACATGAGAATTATATATTAGATACAAGTACAACAGCTAATACGTGTACAGGAGCTTGCACTACTTATACAGCCTATACAGATGGCTCAAACATAACTCTAAAAGTTAAAAATACCAATACAGGAGCAACTACAATTAATGTTAATGGACTTGGTGCAAAACCTATAAAAGATGCACTTGGTAACGCAATCAATGCAGGAACGCTTGTTGCTAATAATATTTACTTTTTAGTTTATGAGGTCACTTATGGAGGGTTTATTTTAGCAAATTGTATACAAGCTCCAAATGCCACTGGTAACACGTCAGGCACAGTAAGTATAGCAAGTCCAGTGACTTCTCCAATTGTACCTGTAATAATGGCGAGTTGTAGTGACACAAAAATAACATCTACAAGTGCAACTACTATATTAACTTGCACACCAACAGTACAAGGAAATTTTGAGGTAAATTTATATTTAGGTATTACAAGCTCAACTACACCCGTAACAATAACAATAACATGGACAGATGGAAGAGGTGCTCAAACATATACAATGTTTAATGCATATCCGTTTACCGCGGACGCTCATAGTATTGCTCCATATTTTATTAATGCAGTAGCAAATCAGCCAATAACTTTAACAATAACAGCAGGAACAGCAAATCAAGTTTATGTTTCTGGTGCAATAAGGGGGATATAAATATGCCGGACTTATCTTTTCCAAACAATAATAACAATACTATAATAAGACCATTTGTGGCGGGTGAAAACATAACACAAGGACAAATATTAACTCAACATCAAGGCTTAGCTAGAATAAATAAAAGAAGAAATAGTATTGAAACTATATCATCGTTAGCAAATGCATTTATGCCATTTACTGCAATGTGTGCTATAAATCCAACACAAGCATTAGTTGCTTTTGGAACGAGCGTTGCTGTAGTAACAACAGCTAATGATGGAACGGCTCCGTCATTAGGCACACTTGTGCCTTTAGCGTCTTATACTGGAACTTCTGCTGTTCCTATGTCGATCAACAAAATAACTTCAAATACATTTTTGATTATTTATAGTTACACTAATGAAGCTTATGGTGTAGTCGCTACAATTAGTGGAACAACAGTTTCTTTAGGGACTGCACTTTTATTAGGAGGCCCGTCAGTATCTTCGTTAGTTTCTACAGTAATATCATCAACGCTAGCATTAGTAGTAGTTAGTAATTCTAGTGCTTCAGCTACGATACTGTTGTCAATTAACGGAACGGCACTAACAGTAAGTTCATCCACATCTCTTTTTGGAACTACTAATTGTCCTCTTAGTGCTCCTACGAATTCAGTTTTAACATTAGCGGTTATAAGCCCAACACAGGTTATTTTCACTCCTAATGTTGTTGGTTCAGACTGTGGTATTTTTATATTTACTATTAGTGGCGTAACCGTTACTGTAGCGGAATTAAATTTACTTCAAAACAATATATTCGGTGAGTCGGTAGCATCAAATGCAGCTGTAACATTTAATTCAGTATTTGTGTTAGACTCTACTCATTTATTATTAAGTACTACTACAGGAGGAGTTTGCATAGGAACATTAAATGCTAGTTATACGACATTAACTCTTGGACAAATAGTAGTTCCAATAGGTGAATTTAGCAATACTAAATTAATTGGATGGTTAACACAACTAGATACGACACATTATTTATTTTATAGTTTACTAGGGTCTTGTGTAGTAACTGTGTCCAATATTGGCTCTGAATGGTCCATTGCAGTTGGATATACTAATACATTTCAAGTATCTGCATTGGTAAGCCCAACTTGCATAACTTATTGTGGATTAAGTTCCAATAATGCTTTGCTATCTATTTATACAACTTATTCTGTTTCAGTACAAGATGCATTTATTATTGGTGACTCAGTCAATGATTATTCATTAAATCTTGGAATAGCAATGAATTCAGCTTCTTCAGGAGGTGCAGTTAATGTTTTGATGGCAGGGAGCAGTACATCAATTTACACAGGATTAATTTCAGGTGCAAAATATTCAAATCTTGATGGAGTTCTTACCTTGGGCTCTGCACCAAATCATGTAATTACACCTGGTACAGTTACATCGGGTCAGGCTTTTCCAACTTATGATGCAGATGTTTCCGCAAGATATCCATATGCAATAGCCTTAGGTGCCACTGAAATTCAAATTCTTGAATCTATGAATATGAGAGGAGTGATGTATTAATGAACATAGTGGTAGCAACTAATACAAATGTCCTACTTTACATTGGTGGTGACAATGCTAAAATAGACAACGATAATAACATTATAGACTTTGGAGATGTTGTGTATTCTTCAATTGGTGTATCTATATTTAATGTTAATTCAATTCCTAATGGAGTTATTCCTAATGAATATTGTTATACTACAACTAATGGATTTACACTTAATCCAAATTATATTCCAGTAATTAATGGAATACCTCAAACTTTAACAGTAGTACAAGATTCACAAAAACAGTTAATTACAGATGCTTACAACAATGCTCTTTCAACAGGGTTTACAAGTTCAGCAAGTGGAACAGCGACACAGTACCCTTACAATCCAACTGCCGAGCAAACCTTTGATGAATTATATTTAGCTTTAATGAGTAATAAGGTAAATTATCCTTGTAATGTTTATGATATAAATGATAATGCAGTAGCATTTGCTAATTCAACGCAACTTACACAGATTTTTACAGATATATTTACTTTTAAAGCAGGACTAAACACCAAAATGCATGGGTATTTAAGCCAAATAGATGCGTGTACAGATGTAGCAAGTGTACAAGCTATAGTTTGGAGTTAGAAGGTGATTATATGCAAATAGGTGATATATGCTTAGAAAAAGGAACAGGGTTGATAAGTAAAGTTATAGAAGAATGTGAAAATAGCAAATACAGCCATGCTACAACTTATATAGGTTACGATAATTTAATTGAAGCAGAAGGATTTGAACGTACTGGAGCTGTACCTATAGAAAAATATAAAGGACAGTTAGATATTTACACTTGTGATAGCTTAACAGATGCACAAAGGGAAGGTATAAAGCAATATTTAAGTAAGCAAGTAGGTAGTCATTATGATTATCTACTTCTTTTAGTTGAAGCAATAAGGTACATTTTTCATGTTGTATTGCCATATAAAGAGCCTTTTAAAAGTCATATATGCAGTACATTAGTAGCCGATTCTTATAAAAGCGTAGGAATTGATTTATGCCCAGGTATCAAATATCCAAGTCCAGCGGATTTAAGCAATAGTAAATTGCTTAGAAAAATTGGGACTTATTAAAGGAGGACCTATGAATACAAAAACTATAATAAAAGTTTTAAGAACGCTACTTATAGTATATATGTTCTTTTTAATGATATTTAAGTGACCTAATAGAAAGATAATGCGACACATGGAGGTTTTACAATGGATAAGACCATGACTGATTTTATAAAAGGGTGTTTAGCTCTAGCAAAAGAATTGTTAGCTAAAAATGAACTGACTGATAAAGAGAAAAACCTTCTTGGTCAGTTACAACTTATAACTAAAGAATATTTTAAAGGTAAGAGAGACTTTTAATAGTCTTTTTATTTTACTTAAAATTGGGAGGTGTAACATGAATGAAAATTGCAAGGACTGTATCCAAATCGGGAACATAGAAGATAAAATAAAGTCTTTATGGCACGCAACTAACGAAATTAAAGACCAAAACAAAGACTTTGAAAAAAGAATCAATGAACTTGAAATTGCCAACAGCGAAAATAAAAAAGACTTCAAAAGAGCATTTGACGATATTGCGGAAATTAAGAACAGTCTAAAAGACATAGCCACAGCAATTAAAAATATGCAATCTCAGCCAGTTCAAAATTATGAAAAAATTAAATGGATTCTTATAACAGCTTTTGCAAGTAGCCTTGTAGGAGCTGTCATCACTTTTATGGCAAAAGGTTAAGAAAGGAGAGATACAATGTCTAATCAAGCGTTTATCAATGAAATAGCTTCGGGGGCAGTAAGAGCACAACAAGAGCATGGAATATGTGCAAGTCTTACTATAGCACAAGCAATATTAGAAAGTGGTTGGGGTTCATCAGCACCAGGAAACAATTTATTTGGTATCAAATGGACACTAGGGTGTGGTTATGCAAGACAAGTAAGGCAAACAAAAGAATATATAAACGGTAGATGGGAGACTATTGATGCAGAGTTTAGAGTTTATGCAAGCCTAGCAGAAAGTGTCTACGATCATGCTTGTTTTCTTGTAAATAACAGTAGATACCATAATCTTTTAGGGGTTAGAAACTATATAACAGCTTGTAACCTTATAAAACAAGATGGATATGCTACAGATCCTAATTATCCAAGTCAATTAATAGAAATTATACAGGCTAATAATTTAGAGCGATTTGATAATTCAGCAGTACCACCAATGACATCAATGTCCAGTAATACAATAAAAATAATTCAAGAGCAATTAAATGCTGTGACAAATAACAACCTAGTCATTAACGGAGAACTAGACCCTTGTACAATAGCAGGAATAAGACAGTTACAGGAGATTATTGGGACACCAGTTACAGCCTTGTGGGACGCTAATTGCGTTAGCTGTATTAATCAAGTGTATGCAAAACCAAATTTATCAGTATCACTTGGTTCAAATGGATACCCTGTAAAAATAGTTCAGTTTAGATTAGGGCTACAATTTACAGGAAAATATGATATAAACACTGAAAATCACGTAAAGGCATGGCAAGCATCAAAAGGACTTGTGGCAGATGGAACTTTTGGAGTTAATAGTTGGAATAAATTATTATAAAAATATTGGAGGAATGTAAAAATGATAAGTTCAAATGTACAAATGTTATTATTAACAGCAGGTGTTATTGTAGGGGTAGTAGGTTCTCTAGGTATTGGATTTCCTTTACTGAAGAAGAAAGGTATAAATGCTACAGCAGTTTTAAGTGAAGTAGAAACAGGCTTAGAAGAAGCAGGAACAGTTATAAAAGCAGGACAGGAGTTAGCACCTAATAATGCCTTAAATATTTTATGTATTGTGGATGATCTAGCAATAAGAGCAACAAAGGCTGCACAACAATTAGCAATAAGTTCTCAATTACCACTAGAACAAAGACAGCTACAGGCTAAAACAAACATCATGGCAGGACTTAAAGCTTTTAAAATTCCAGTTACACCAGAACTAGAAACTATTGTTAATGATGCTATTGAGAGATTTGTCTTTGATACTAAAACACCTGAGGAGCAGAAAGCACAAGGACAGAATACATTACAACAGCAAAACACATCTTTACAGGCTACCATTACACAATTAGCTACAGACAAAACAGCTTTACAACAACAGGTTAATGACCTATCCAATAAACTTAATACTGTACAAGCTACAGTAACACCAGTGGTAACTACAGCTCCACAAGTTGTTGCAAATATAGCACAATAACAAAAAGCCTAGTGGGGATTAACCTTTCTAGGCTTTCTTTTTATTTTTTGAAAATACTTGTCGAATTTAGGAAAAAGATTTACAATAAAAGAAAAGAAACCACTTTGACGGGCAATCAGCTGTGGTTTCTTAAAACTAAATGTATTCTTAAATTGATACTTCTATTATAAGGTATTTTAATTAAGAATACAAGGATGATAGGAGTGTAAAAATGGAGTTTTCAAACCGTGAAACTTTTGAAATTAAATTAACTAAATCTCTAATAGTAGATTTAGTTGAAAAATGTTTGCTTCCAACCGTATTTCAAGATGATACTATTGAGCCGACAATATCATGTGAATCTAAAGAACAAATATTTGATTTAAATAATCTTAATTTAATAGAATTTAAAGAGGAAATATTGAACGACACTAAAATTGATTACTTTAGTATGTGTATGAGTAATTATGATAAAAAAATGAGGGATTATGTACTTTTTATGAAAAATACAACTTTAAAAGATGAAGTTGAAGTAGTATTTAGATCAAATAGCAAGATGTGGATTGATGATAATTTATTAATAATAAAAGAATTTTTTAATAATTACAAAGTAGACAAAGACAAGATTATACAAAGTAAAATTGAGATTAAAACAAAAAATGAAAGCGACAAGATAGTAACAAAAATTATAGAAAATCAAATAGAAAAGCCAATAGATGAATCTGTAGAAGTAACAAACAAAAATCAAAAACAACCATGGCAAAGGGCTGAAATAATCGGAGCTATAGCAATAGTTATTGCCATACTAATAGCTGTAATTCAACATTATACAAATAAATGACATTATTTTTTCTCAAGTTTATCTATTCTAAGACGTAATGCTCTAATTTCAAACAAATTACAAAGTAATGCAATACTCAAAAATAACGTTATAATAAGACTTAACATACTATCACCTTCTTATAAAATATTATAGCAGATTTAAAATGCTATAACAATAAAAAACAACCCATGAAATTAATAAAAAACAATCCCTATATAGTTTTAAATGGCGAGAAAATAGGTGTACCACAGAAGGAAAATAGTAAAATACCAGATAAATTCTTCCTAAATGAAGAACAGAAAAAACTTAAAGATGAAAAATAACTTATAATGCAAAGGAGGTGAAGTATATGCTTACTAAAAAAGAAACAATAAAATTAATAGCTAAAATTAAAGTTAGAAGATTAGATATATTAATTTGCAAAATTTTAAATGTTATTTCTCCTTCATTTGCAAAAAAATATAAAATAAAACTTGAAAAAAGATTGAGTAGTCTTCACAAAGAAATACTTAAAAAAATATAAAGTTTAAAATAAAATTAAGTCTAAGGGCAATGCTCTAGGCTTTATTTTTTTACCCAAAAGAAATCCCAAGGAGTATAAATCCCTGATATTTCTTTTTCATAACTGCGGATAAATTTATAATCAAACATACCTTAATGGCACAAAAGTATTATGCCCAATAAAATTACAAGTTCATAACAAGCCTATCATCACCAGCGTATTAAATCCATACGTTTAAATTCCACATGTTGAAAACGCACATACTTAATAAGACTATAGTTAATAAGACTTTATAAATAAGATTATATAAATAATACTATATAAACAACTACTACTATAGATTAAGTAATATATAAAATAGTGGTTGGGGTTGGGTTGTCAAGTAGGAATTTAAATTGTTGGAAAAATATAATTATAAAATGTATTGACTTGTGATAAGTTGTGATGTATTATGTTCTTGTGAGGTGAGTTAAGTGAATTTGGAGTTTATAACCACCAAGGAATTATGCGAATGGCTTAAAATCAGTCCTAATACTGCTAATAATTGGAGACGAAAAGGATTGCCATACGTTAGGGTTGGAAATACAGTTAGGTACAAGAAAGAAGAAGTTGAACAATGGATTAATAGCTCTAAGAAACAAGAATAAAAGGAAGTTCCCCAGCCGACCAAAGCGAAGAACTTCCTTAACGCAAATAACTACAACTAAAAATTAGATGAAGTTACAAAATGTATTATATCAATTTTTAATATTTAATTCAAGAGGAGGTAGCAACATGACTAAAGGATTTACTAAAATAGACAACTTAATAATATTTGATAGGGACTTATCACTTGAAGCATTAGGGCTTTATGTTAAAGTTCAGCACTTAGCCAGTATTGATAAATTCAAAATTCAAAGGAATTATATTAAGTCCATTAGTGGCTATGGTGAGACAGCCTTTAGGAGAGTTTGGAAGGAACTAAAAGACAAAGGTATACTCTTAGAAACAAAGACAATTA